TGCCATTGTTTCATACCGCTAAATGATCTTCTGTGAGTATTAAAAATTTCATCTGCCTGTCATCACAGAACTCTTCAGCAGCGTTCCATTTAGCACGGTTCTTTGCAAAAGTTAGAGCTTCTTTCTTGTAGGCAGCAGTTCTTTTATCTTTACCATAAGGGGGTTTAGTTTGTTTCTTAGGTTTAATTTCAACTATGTACTTAGATGTTTTTCCGCTTTTTTCAAGTACCTTGATGTAAAAGTCTGGATAATATCTGTGTACCCTATTATCTATAGGAGAACGATAAGGTATTATGATTTCCTCACTTCCCCACTCTAAAATAGAGGATGTGTGGTCACAATACTTCATATATTTTTTCTCCCATAGTGATCTATAAACTATGCGAGATGGATTCCCACGATACTTTTTTGGGTGTAATGGTTTGTAAAGTCCAGAATAAGCCATATATAATATAGAATCCAACAATTATATTTAGTGGCAGTAACAGGAATAGATCAATTTATGAATAAAATTGGTAGACAGAGAGGTATGTCTCTGACTACTGGTTTTGATGTGTTTTATGATTTACCTTCAGGTTTAGCAAGTGAAATTCCATATTATCAAGGAGATAATAAAGATTTAGTACATATGTTATGTGACGAAGCACAGTTACCTAACGTACAGACTGCGACTGGTCAATTAAATGGAAGATTTCTTGGTGAATCTGGTGTACAATACCCACACTCAAGGATGTTTACAGATGTTGGACTAGGATTTCTTTGTGATGCTGAATTAATACCATTGAAATTTTTTAACATGTGGTATAATTATATGTTTAAAGAAACTGAGAAGGAGTATTTTCAAATTTTAGATAAAGCAAAAGAAATTACACCAAAGAATGATTTTAGAGAAAATAGATTAAGATATCAAGACGAATATGCTGCTACTATTAGAATAGTGAAGACAGAACCAGATGATGCTGCTCCTAATAATAGAGCACCCGTTACATATCTTTTAGAAAATGCATATCCTTATGCAATAGATGCTGTACCTCTTTCATATGGATCCTCACAACTTACAAGAGTCAATGTAAACTTCCATTATTCAAGACACACTGTGGCATATGGAACTTGGAATGTTAAAGGAGATGATATTCCATCAGTACCTTTAGCACTTAACTTTGTTGATGACAATAATAATCTAAATTTTACAACTGGTGGTACTACATAGCAAAATTGACTTTTTGATTCTATAAAAGCGGGAAAATTTTTCTCGCTATTTTTTTGTTTAAAAAGTCGCTATATATAAATATACGACTTGAAATTGTTTTTATGGCATTACCGAAACTTGGGTATCCTACGTATGAACTTGAATTACCCTCTACAGGCAAAACTCTTAAATATCGTCCATTTCTCGTAAAAGAGGAAAAAGTGCTTTTAATGGCACTTGAAGCAAAAGACGAGAAACAAATAATTAACGCAGTTAAAGATTTAATCAAAAATTGCGTCATTACACGAATTAAGGTAGATACACTACCTAGTTTTGATTTGGAATATTTGTTTTTAAAGATTAGAGGAGCATCTATTGGTGAAAATATTACTTTGACTGTAACTTGTCTTGATGACAATGAGACACAAGTAGAGACAAATATCAATATTAATGATGTTGAAATTTTTAAACCTGAAGGACATGATTCTAAAATTATGTTTGATGATAAAACTGGCATTGTTATGAGATATCCCAGTATGAAGGAATTTGTAGATAAAGAGTTTCTACAGAAGGAAATGAAGACTGAAGATGTATATGGATTTATTGCAGATTCTATAGATCAGATATTTGATGATGAAGAGGTATATGATTCAAGCACTACTACAAAGAAGGAATTCCGCACATTTGTTGATAGTTTGACTACCTCTCAATTTGGTAAAATTCAAAAATTTTATGAAACTGCTCCTAAATTGAGTCATACCTTTAAGGTCACAAACCCTAAGACTAACAAGGAATCCTCGTACACAATTGAGGGATTACAGAGTTTTTTCGCATAGCACTCTTTCAGAATAATTTGGAAGGGTACTTCAGAATGAATTTTGCTTTGATGCAGTACCATAAATACAGTTTGAGTGAAATTGAAAATATGTTACCTTGGGAGAAAGAGGTATATACCACTTTCTTAGTCCAATATCTTGAAGAACTCAAACAAAAACAAGAAGCAGCTAAAGCTAAACGATAGTGGCATCACTTACTAAGACATATAAAGGAGATTTAACAACATCAATTGCTGGCGTTATATATGATCGCATCAAGCAAATTGATGGTAAGAAGGAGCTTGATAAAACAGGAGCATCTGAAGAGGTAAAACAAGAAGCGGTAAAATTAAAAAGAGAAGACTCTAATGCTATACAGGTACAAAATAAACCTCTTGGTGAAGTAGTAACGAGGTTTTTTGCACCTTTACAAGGAAAATTTTTACAGACAAAAAGTAAAATTGATAATTTATCTACCAAAATTAATCTGGTAGCAGGTGGTGTAGCAGATACTCAAAAATTACTTATTAGTAGAAATCAACTTCTAGAAGAGAAGTTTGATCAAATGTTATCTAGTATTGGTAGTAATTCAGCAATAACAAAACAAAGAGAAGCACAGGCTAATTTTGATGCTATGGAGAAAGAACTTGAGAAAGGTTTAGATCTCTCAGGTACTTTTGCATATGAAAAGGTAAGAACAGGATCATTTGGAGTATTAGGAAAATTACTCTCATTTATATTAGGAAATGGATTTACAAGAAGAATTACAGCACAAATTATAAAACGTCTTGTTCCAACAAATGTTAGAGCAAGAGCTAGACTTTTGAGAAAATCTTTATTACCTGCTAGAAAATTTGCAAGAAAACTTACTAGACCAGGAAAAAGTGTTGTTACAAGATTATTACAACCATTTTCAGTATTTTTAGGTAAAAAAGGACTTGGATTGGTTGGTAAAACTTTAACCAGAAGAGTTGCTAGTGATGTTTTTAGAATAGCAGCAACTGGTAGGTTTATCGGTAAAGGACTTCGCCCTTTAACAGATCCAAAAGCATTAGCAAAAATAGCAAAACAACTATCTGGAAGTCTCAGTCCAGAGGATGCAGCAGGGTTAAGAAGATTGGGTTTGCTTGATTTTCTATACGATAAACAAGCAAATAAGATAATGTTAGATCAAATTTTAAAAGATCAAGCACTTGATGAAGCAATAGAATCTGGATTCCAAAAAGCTCCAAGGCGGATTGGAAAGAAAATGTCATCAACAGCAGCAAAAGGAGCTGCCAAAAATGCTGCTAGAAAAACTCCAAAAAAATTAGCTACTACTCTTAGCGATGGAGCTTTTACGAGAGCATTATCAAGTCCAGTAGTTCAAAGGGCATTAATTAAAAAGGTAGGTCCAGAAGCAATGGAAAAAATAGGGATAAAAGCAGCAGCTGGTGGTACAAAAGCTGGATTCCCTGTTGTAGGAACTGGTTATGCTGTTATTGAGGGTTTAGTTCGTCTTGCGTTGGGTGATCCAAAGGGAATGTTATTAAGTTTTGGTAGTGGTGTACCTGCTCTTGGTTGGGGATTTGCGATTATTGATATCTTACGTGATATTGATAGAGATGCATATACAAAACATATTGAACCAAATCTCCCAATTCCATCTGATGCTAATATTGCTGCTTTCTTTTCTACTGCTCTAGGAATAGGACCTGAAGAATATGAAAAAGGTAATATCTCAGCACCTATTCGTGGTATGGGTACTGATTTAAGTTCAATAACAGACATACTTAGTGTTACAAAGGCATTTGGTGCTGCAACAGGATTTAGCGGTCCTATAGATTCATTAATATCTTCATCTGGATTATCTGGTTATTCTGCACCTAAATCTAATTACACTTTTGATGTTGGTGCTAGTGTTTCTTCTGTTTCTATTGGCAGATCAGCTATGGAGAAAGAAGATCAACTTAGTATAGAAAGAAGACAAAAAACAATTGAAGAAATTGAAGCCGATATTGCAACAAAAAATCAATCAAACGAAGAAGAAGTAGAAACTCGTAGAAAAGATGGTAAAAAAGAGGGTAAAAACCAATGGTGGGATTTTATGGATGTGTTTGCAAATCCTACTGATAAAGGAGAAGGTGGTACAGGAGGTGCTATTTCAAAAACTCCTATCATGGGAATAGGTGGTGGATCAACTATAGAGTTTTATGGTCAGCAAGGTAGAGATAGATCTGGTGAACCAGGTGTTGATTTCAGTTTCCAAGATTATAAAAACAATTATAATCTGTTTCCTGGTTATGTTCTTGAAACTGGATTGCTATATGGTAAAGGATATGGAAATGTAGTAGTAGTTAGAAGTGTAGATCCTAGCAATGGAAATGAATTTGATTCTTTATATTCACACTTCCCTGATGGTGGTATTAATGTTAAAGCAGGACAAGAAGTATCTGCTGGTGATCTTCTTGGTTCTGTTGGATTTGTAAGTGTGGATACACCTGGCGTACCACAATTACAACCAAATAATGCAGGTAATATGTCAGGATGGCACACTAGTGTTGATTTCTTTGAACCTGATAGTCCTGCACGTTATCGTAATGCAGATTCTTTAATTAACCTAGTTATAGGTGCTTCTGGTACAACACCAAACGGTCTTTTGGAAAAATTAAAACCACCTGAATCTTCTGGTAATCAAACATCATTAAATAACATTGAAGCGAATAGTAATGTAGCAACAACCATGACTAATATGGTTGAAACTGGTAGCAGTGATAGATTACTCACGCAGAGAGAGTCCTCAAGAAGTCTTCCTATTGTAATTCTTAATAATCAAGTTGTTAATACTAGTCAAACCCAAATTGCAATGATGAGTAACAATAAGGAAAGTGGTAATTTCTTTGAAGCATATAACTTAGCAAGGCATACAGTCTAATGGCATCACTTATTAAGACATATACTGGAGATTTATCGGTAGCAATTGCTAAACGACTTATAGCACTTGGAAAAGACTTGTATGGAGATGGATTTCAATTTGGAGAAGGAAATGGTGGATCAAATGTATCTGGTAAAGATCCTATGGTTCCTGACCGTGGTGGTAATAGTCCTATAAATCCAGAAGTTGTAAGTTCAACTCCTTTTGATGGATTAGTCAAAAAACCATCAATTAACAATACTGCTCCTAGAAAGGCAGGTATTGTAGTACATGATCAAAAACTTGGTAATTTTTTAGCTGCTGTATCAATCTCTTTGAGTTCTAGTTTAAATACTGCAAATCAAAAACTTGATGAATCAAGTGAAGGAATAACTGCTGCTAAAGATGGTATTGCAAATACTTACAAAAAATTAGAACAACACTCTGATAGTCTTGAGAATAAATTAGATGATATTATTCAAGCATTGAATCATTCTAATAAGGTTGAGAAAGAAAAAAGAGATAAGAAACAATCAGACGCTAAAATAGCAGAACAAAAAGAGGACGTAGATTTATCTAATTCCAATAGAATCTTAATGCAAGACATGGACAGGCAAGAAGTCCGTGACTTGCAACGAGAAAATATACAAGATGATTTTTTAGATGATGCTGCAATGAGTTCTCCACCACCTAATCAAGAAGATGGAGGAATAGATACTGATTCACTTCCCTCTCTTGATAGAGGTGGTATAGTTTCTGGTCCTGATAGTGGATATCTTGCAGTTTTACATGGTGATGAAGCAGTTATTCCTCTTGATAATAACTACACACAAGGTCAACCTAGTGCTGTTGGTAAAGAACCAATATCAGACATGCCAATGATGGCAGAGCAAGGTATTATGGGTGATAATCCAAGATCAATGAAACCAACATTTACACCGAATGTTAATGTGTCACCTGTTGTCAAAAAAACTAATAATGCTGATGATCTTGCAAAAGCAATACAGATACCAGCTAAAGCAGCAGGTTTAGTAACTATGGGTATCATGGGTAATGCATTAAGACAATCTCTTTTACCACCAGGTATTCTTGGTAATTTAAAAACTTTGACTTCTCCTATAGCACAAGCTTTTGGAATTCCTGATGTGCTATCTGCTAATCAAGCAGAAAGAACAGAAAATATGTTTGCTCAAAATGAAAAAAGACAAGAAGTTCTGGAAGCTAGACGTGGTAGAAAACAAAAAGAGAAGGGAATATTAGGAAAAATTAAAGAATTTTTATTTGGCGGTGGTACTGGTGGTGGAAGTATGACTTACAGAGGAGGTACTGGTGGTAATACTTACATGAATAATAGAACATCTGGAACTGGTGGATATGGAGTTGGTGGATGGCCGTTTGGGGGTAAAAAGGATGGTAAGACTATTATTGATAAGATGAAGTATGATCCTAATCATCCTGATGGAACGGATCAACTTAATCCACATCCACCTGGTTCTACTCTTTACAATATATTTGAAAGACATAGACAATATGATCAATTAGATATGTTAGGTTCTCTCAACTCTGGAGGAGACAGTCAATTCTTTGCTAAAAATGTTACTTATGATAATGCATTTGACTATAATAAATTTTCTTCACCTGAGTATGGATTAAAAACTTCTGAGGTAGCGTATAATATGTCAATGGCAGATGAGGTAAATACTATGGTAGATGGTATATCAGATCCAAGTAATCAGGTTGTTTTGAACAATCAGACCTCTAGTACAAATGCTGGCAACCAAATAGAATATTCTGCTATTGCAGTAAAAGGAAATCCTTTGAAAGAAGGAACTTATTTATCACCATACTCGGTATAATTAGATGAGTGAAAAGAGATACGCAACAGAGTTTAAAGTTATAGAAATTTCATTGTATTCAATTAACAATGAATCTAAACCATATGTTAATCTTTCTGGTGACATGTGTAAGCAGTTTCAGTATTATGAAGATATTTTTTGGCCTTCATATGCTGCTACTATGGTAATAGAAGATAGTGCAGAGAATATTATTTCTACCATGCCTATACAAGGATTTGAAAAAGTTGTTGTTGAGGTTGACGATTTAACTGGAACTTCTGGTGACAATAATGGAAAATATACGTATGAATTCCGTGTTTGGAATATTTCTAATAGAGTTGGATCTACACGTCATCAAACTTATACGTTAAATTTACTATCAAATGAGGGATTGAGAAATGAAGGAACTGTTGTAAATTCAAGAAAATCTGGAAATGTGCAGAAAATAGTGGAGGAAATACTAGATACTTATTTGAGTGTTCCTAAATCAAAAATGGATATAGAACCAACTATATCTCAGATGGTCATTCTTCCTACTAAAAAATCTCCATTTACAGTAATTAAATCACTATTACCTAAAACTATATCAGAAAAAATTGCACCAAAAACTGAAACTAGTAACGAATTAAATTCTGATATAAAAAGTGATATATCAGATCCAGAAGTAACAACAGGATCTGGTACTGCTGGTTATTTGTTTTTTCAAACTAATAGAGGATATACTTTTAAATCTATTGATAGTCTAGTCGCAACTAATAAAGATAGGTTTAATGGGACACCAGTTGTTAATAAAGAACCATTTTATTGGCAACCTGCAAAGATGAGTGAACCCTCTATGAATAGAATACAAGAAATTGTATTTGGACAAGAATTTGACATGATTAAAAAATTGAGAGAGGGTCATTACTCCTCAATCATCTGTTCTATCAATATAAATACACTAACATACAAAGAACAAAAATATTCTCTTGTTGACACATGGGGTGAAATGGCACATTTAGGTAGTCAAACTAAATTACCTATAGGTCAAAGTGAATTAGCAAAATATCCAACAAGAGTAATGTCAACGATCCTTGATAATGAGGTCTGGAATCCAGATCCTAAAATAGGATCTGTTGAGGAAGGTGGTGATGGTAGTCATTCCTATCAAGATTTACAAATGCAATTTTTATCTCAAGGTCTTGCTAGAGCAGGTATATTGTTTAATCAACAATTAACTATATCCTTGACAGGACATCTTGAATTATGTGCAGGTGATAAAATTGAGATTAGGATTCCCGAACAAGTAGGAGAATCTATAAAAGGATCTACCGCATACGATCCAGAACATAGTGGTACATATTTAATAAAACAAGTAAATCATCAATTCAACATGACTGATAGCAGAAGTGTATATACTGTGTTAGACTTGGTAAGAGATTCTCAAGGAATCCAAGAAAAGGAAAGTAACGTAACATAAGGAGAATATATGGAAAGTATAGAACAACATATAGAAAAAGATAAAAGGATCATAGACGATCCAACAGCAAATCCTGCTGCACGTAGACATGCAAAAGAAGAGTTGCATGAATTAGAAGAGTATGCAGAGCATCACAAAGAAGAAATTGCAGCAGGTGATCACCATGATCCAAATGCATTAGAACTATTCTGTGATATGCATCCAGATGAACCAGAGTGTCTAGTATATGACGATTGATTCTGCCTTAAACGAACTTTATCCAATTCACCAAATAGGATCTGATGGATTCAAATGGTGGATTGGACAAGTTGAATTACCAACCACTGAAGATCCCAAAAAATCTGGAAGATGTAAAGTACGAATTGTAGGATTACATCCAAAAGATTGTAATGCTGTTACTACAGATAATTTACCTTGGGCAATTTCTACATTTCCTGTAACAACACCACATATACCTGGTGCTTGCACAACAGTTTCAAATCAACTTGATAAGGGAGTTTGGGTAATAGGATTTTTCCTTGACAATGAACAACAACATCCATGTATTATCGGATCTGTAGGAGGTACTGCTCATTCAACGGATCAAGAATTAGAAGGAGAAGATCCTTCAAAAGAATGTTTAGCATTTACTAGTTTTAAACCTGTTGATGTAAAAATTGCTGATGTATCAGCAGAAGAAACTGTTGAATATGATACTACTGATTCAGGTAATGTAACAACTGGTAAAAGACAAGAAACTGATGATTCAACCAAAGTTATTCAAGGTAATAAAACTGGTTTACAAGTTGCTCAGGAAGGAGATAATAGTAATGTAAATCCTGCTGGCACAAAAGTGTGTATAGAAAGAGCAAGTACATGTAAAACTGATGTAAAATCTAAGTTTACCAGATTGTTCTCTGAAATGTTATATGAAATTCAAAGAAATGATGGTAAGTTAGGAACATATCTTGTAGGTGAGATGTCTGAAGGCATATATGATCAGATAGACCTTGGCAGAGAATATGTTGATAAAGCAATTCTCATAATGAGAACATTTATTGCTAACATAAAAGGATTTGTCCTAGACAAAATTAAAGAAGCATCAAAATGGATTACAAAATCACTTCTGAGACCTGATAAAAATGGAAGAGGACTGAATAAACTTACAGATAATATCAACAAACAACTAAAAAAAGTTGGGTGTACAATGAAAGATCTTGCAACTCGTCTTGCTGAATGGTTGGAGAGTATTATTTTTGGTTATCTTTTCAATATCTACAAATCAGCAGCATGTCAACTTGATGAATTTATTCAAGGTCTATTAAATAAAATTCAATCATTGATGAATAGTCTTCTTGAAAGTATTTTAGGACCATTACAAAATATCTTAGGTGCAATTGCTGCACCACTTAATATAATTGGAGAATCAATTAATAAAGTATTAAATCTTCTTGGTATAGAATGTAATGGACCTGTTGAAAAATGTAACCCTAAGAAGACAATTTGTACTGATAATTCTGGTGATGATGGAGAAAATTTCCTTGATAGACTATTAGAGGATCTTAATAACTGGGGAACTGGTCAAGATTGGGCAACTTATACTTGTGATGATGTATATCAGGGAACTAAATTAAAAGATACTAATATTGTATTTGTTGGTGGTATTCAAAAACCAGATCAAACAATTAAATATCTTGTAAAAGATATTATGGTTAAAGAAGGAGAGACTGCAATATTCACTGTTGAGAGAAGTGGATATCTTGGTGAATCTTCTAGTGTTGAATTTAGTGTATCAGATGGTACTGCTACTAAAGGTGTAGATTTTGAAGATGTTAGTGGTGTATTAGGATTTACAGGAGGTCAGACTTCTAAAACTATTGAGGTTAAAACATTCCAAGATGATATATCAGAACTTAAAGAAGATTTCTTTTTAAAGATAGTTCCAGATACACCTAGTGCAGGAACAGAATTTCCATCATTCTTTTTCAATAATATTGCAAGATGTGTTATTAGTCCTGTTAAAGGTATTGATGATCCAACTCAAGGTGTGGTTGATGGTGACGATGATGATGATGATGAAGTATCAAACATAGATTTTCCTAATGTAAATATAGAAAATCCTGATAACTGGGTTGATGTTGTAGATCCTGATGAAACAGGAGAAGCACCATCTACTACTGCTACCTACTCAGTTACTGCTGATAAAGCAACAGTTAAAGAAGGAGATTTTGTTACATTTACGATTGTCACAACTAATGTTGCTGTAGGAACTAAATTAAGTTATAATTTAGTTGGATCTGGTATCACACCAAATGATTTTACATCTAATACATTAACAGATACATTTATTGTGGAGGATCTTGAAGGTTATAGTGCTAAAGTTGTGATAGGTATTAAAAAGGATACTGATCTTGAAACAGAAGAAACATTTGTATTTGCAATTCCTGGTACAGGAGCACAAGCAAGTGTTATAATATCTTCTGAACTTAGTAGTTTAAGTGCTGAAGATAGAAATAAACTTGAAGATCTTTCAGAAATTGATACTACTGGTGATAGCAATAATAGATTGCCAATAGCAGGTGAAATTATAACGAATGATGATGGTGGAGTTCTTGAAGTACCTATACAAAATTCTGGTGATCGTTTTGTAGAACGTCCAACAGTTTTTATTACGGGTAATGGTTATGGAGCAACGGGTGAGGTTTTATTAGATAATGATGGATTTGCCAAAGAAGTTCGTATTACTGATCCTGGATTTGGATATAAAATTAACACACCATCTAATGCAAGTAAAGAATGTATCATTGATTCATTTACTATGATATCACCAGGCAGAGGTTATACATCTGTTCCAACAGTTTTTGTTGGTAAATCAAGAGATATTGCTGAAGCACAAATCAATACAGATGGACAAGTGATTGCTGTTAGAATTAAAAATAGAACTGTCACATTTGAAGAGTATCCAGAAATAATAATTTCTGGTGGGGGTGGAATAGGAGCAAGATTCATACCTTCATTTGTTTGTTTAGATCCTGATGAACGTGTTAGACTTGGTTCTGCTAAGGTTGGAACTGGATCTTATATTGATTGTCCATAAGAGGTATTATGACTACAAGTTCTGAAAAATATAACGCTTCTTCTCCATTAATAGAACCAAGTACAGAGAATGAAACGCAACCATCAACAGGGGATACATTTCATAATGTTTTACTTAACAATAAAACATTTACCATAAGAACTGATAGAAAGGGAGCATTTCTTGGCGGTAAAAATTATGGTCATGGAATACATGTATTTGAAAATGGTAATATTCAATTGCAAACAGGTCCTAAAGATAAGGGTGCAGGAAAGTTTATTACCATCTCCAGAGGAGGACAGTTAATTAAGACTGGTCCTACTGTAATGGAAAGGACAGGATTTAAGAAAAGTTTCTTACAAGAAGGAGAAACCGAAAAAATAATTGCAGCTGAAGAACTTAATTATGGTGATGTAGTACAGGAAACATATGGCACTCACACAATAAAAGCAGACAATATTGTTATTGATGCATCTGACACTCTTATCCTTAAAGGACCAGGTGGAATTACTATTGATACTACTGCTCTTTTAAAATTAGTAGCTGCTGATATTAGCGAAGAATATGTAACCAAAACAGAAGAAGGTGAAAAACTTGAACATAAAGTTCAAGAACGTCTTATGTCATCAACTGATATTAGATCATCTGATAATATTGTTATCTCTGGACACATCAATCGTAGAATTGGTGGCGACTATGATATGGATATAGGTGGAATATCAGCAACTAGAATTCAAGGTAATAAAGCATTAAAGGGTGTGCCACTCGTATTAAACAGATTATATGGTCTTCACATAGGATTGAATGCTCCTAGTGCAGGTTTTGGTGGTATGAATATAGAATCTAAGACAGGAAGTGTAAAAATAAATGCAGGTGTTGATTTACAATTATCAGCAAATGCTTTATTTAATATTTCATCAACAGCTGGTCTTGGAACTATAAGTACTGGTGCTAATCTTAACTTGAAATCTGCAACAGGTATTGCTATGACATCAGGTGGATTATCTATTCCTTCATTGATTGATGATGATATTACGATAAAATCAAAAAACAATGTTGTTATTGAAGCTGCTAAAGATGTGGATATAGATTCACAAGGAAAAATTTACTTAAATTAGTTTTTCTTATATGTCTCATAAGATTTACTTTGTTGTGTTAAGAAACAAGAGCTTGACATGATCCCGAAGAAAGTGTATAATAAATAACATTACACACACAGGCCCGAAAGATCGTACCCTGCGTAGATGTAAACAGTTTCCCATGTCGGGGAAATTATCATCCGCAGGTTTTTTAGTATCTGCGAGACAAAAAA